AATAATAATTAGGTGAACAATAGGGGCTTCGGCCCCACCGCCCAAGCGGAACTTGGATAGGAGAAGATCATGATTTACTATAACACAGAGACCGATGAGGCTAAAATTTTATCAGAATGGCTAGAGCTGCTTGGCTCAGAAATCTACACACTTGTATCTGATGGCGTATTGGTGTGTATTGGTGCGTGTGCATAAATGTGTGATATTATAACTTTTAGGACTCCATAAGCCAAAAAGGATATGACACATGGCAAGACGTAAAGCGAAAAACGTATTCAATGATAACAATCTTGACTTGCAATCTGTATCGCCACTTACTGACAACCAAGCTACTTTTTTTCAAAATTATCAAAGCAGCAAAAGCCAATTACTGCTTGGGTACTCTGGCACAGGCAAGACTTTTATGGCTTTTTACAAGGCTTTCAATGAGATAATGGCAGGCTCAGATTATAGGCGCGTAGTTATAGTCAGAAGTGCTGTCCCGACAAGAGACATAGGGTTCTTAAAGGGTACTGAGGCTGAGAAGGGTGCGGTATATGAACTGCCATATAAAAAAGTATGTGGCGAGCTTTTTAAGCGCGATGATGCGTATGAGATTTTGACCAAGCATGGCGGGGTTGAATTTATGCTTACATCTTTTATACGAGGACTGACACTAGATAATGCTATAATTATCGTAGATGAGTTCCAGAATATGACCGCGCATGAGGCAGACTCGGTGCTTACGCGAGCTGGTTACAATTCTAAAATTATATTTTGCGGAGACATACTGCAACGTGATTTTACTAAACCATCAGAAAAAAACATAGAAAGTTTTTTACAGGTGATACAGGGTATGCCGACACGATTTGATTTTAACTATTTTACTGAAAATGATATAGTCAGATCAGGCATTGTGGGTGACTATATTAAAGCAAAACACAAGCGTTTTCCAAAGGGGTTCTAATGAATTTTCTATCAATTTTTTCTGAAATTGTTTGGATTGCCGCTGGCTTGGCCGTTTTTGCTAGCGTAGTGCTTTTTGTATTAGCTCCGGTTTACTCTGCTTGGTCAGAGTTACGCAGCAATATAAACACTGAGTCAGAGCTTTATGATGTAGTAGTAAAAGCACTAGATGAATTTGAAGAAACCGGAAAAGCGGTTACAATTATTATTGGCGATGAAACCGCCCACGATGAAGTAAAGAAGATTATGGAGGACTCAGAATGAGCGTCAAGTTGCGAGAAATGATTAAGCGTCATGAAGGAGTGAGGCGCTTTGTATACCGATGCAGCGCTGGGGCATTGACTATTGGAGTGGGGCGCAACATCGACCCAAACAAGGGCGGTATTGGGCTTTCAGATTCAGAAGTTGATATGATGCTAACCAATGACATTGCGCGCGTTTACATGGAGCTTGAGTCTAATTTAGATTTTTTCCACGATTTAGACGAGGCGCGACAAGACGTTATGATTGATATGTGCTTCAATTTGGGTTTGCCACGCTTCTTAGAATTTCGCAAAATGCTAGCAGCCGTAGAGCTTGGTGACTACGAGCGAGCAAGTGCTGAAATGCTTGACTCAAGGTGGGCCGATATGGTCAAAGGCCGAGCCATAACTTTAAGTTTAATTATGAAAAAAGGAGAATACTAATGGGTTTTTTTAGTTTCTTTAACAAAGACATTGCAGAGCCAGTTGAGGCTGTTGGCAACGTCATAGACAAGCTGTTTACATCAGATGAAGAACGAGTACAGGCTGAAATAATTAAACGCAAACTAGAAATGAAGCCAGCGTTAGTGCAGGCTGAGATAACTAAAGTACAAGTATCTCACAGGTCAATGTTTGTGGCAGGCGCTCGACCTTTTTTGATGTGGGTTTGCGGTAGTGGGCTTGCTTTTGCGTTTATTATCAATCCAGTGCTTGAGTGGTTAATGCCAGAAGTAGGTAAGCCAACTTTACCGCTTGATGCTATGATGGAATTGGTGCTGGCAATGCTCGGTTTAGCTGGAATGCGAACCGTCGAAAAGCTCAAGGGCGTTGCTAAATGAGCGACTTAATAAACCCAGATCATTACAAAGCTCATGGTAGTGGAATCGAATGTATCCAGATAACAGAACACATGTGCTTTAATCTTGGTAATTCGATAAAATATATCTGGCGAGCAGATTTGAAGCATACAGATGGCGGCATCCAAGATTTAAAGAAAGCTTTATGGTACATCAACCGCGAGCTAGGTAAACGACAAAACCAATAATTGAGCTAATTGCAAGTCGGATTACCCATTCATTCATGCCAGTTTTACTAGTGTTGGTGACTACGCGCTTATTAATATCGTCAATTTCACTGGAATGCTTGTTTAATCGTGAGTCGTGGTGGTCTAGCCTCTGCGACACAGCAACGTGCTTTTCTTCTATACGGGCCAGCGCTGTCACCACCTCTGCCATAGAGTCGACCTTTTCAACTATTCGGTCAAGGTTTTTTTCTATTCGATCTAATCGGTGTTCGCTCATCTGCAAGTCCATTTATAAAGCGTAAATTGACACAACATTATAACATTTCTTTTATCTGCTTTATACCAACTTTATGTCGCATATGCTCACCGTATCGCTTATGCAGAGTGACACAAGTCATGGAACGCTCACTACCAAACCCATTGTCATCGTGCCAAGAATCTGTAGCAGCCAGAACATTCCAGCTTTCAAACTGAATGCCGCCAATTTCGTGCGCGGTCTTGTGGTGGATATGCCCCATCCAGCCAAACCGATGCTCACTATTTCCCCACTCTTTAGCCATATCGCGCGTAATCATTTCGTACATGCGCTGGGGCTTCATTTTGTCGCCATGATGAGCGCAAATAAAATTAGACCCAAAAGAAAAATTAACTAGCTTTCGGACATTATCGACAATTTCTACGCGTAATTCATCTTCATAATACGCTTTAAGCAGAATGTTCAACATTAGGCTAGAGTCGCGGTCATGGTTGCCTCGCGCATTCATTATTACTACTTTAGTATGATGGAGAAGCATCATATCTATAATGCCACGTAGCAATCTAGCAGCAGCTTCAAACGAGTCAGAAAAATAGCCATCAACTTCTAATAAATTGCCTGATTGAGTTGTATTTGTGGAGTCGTTAGCGTGTAAGAAATCGCCTAAATTGCAAAGCATGCCAGTTCCAGTGTTCCCACCAGCTTGCAATAATTTACCCATTGCAGCGATTAGCGTATTTTCTGCCAGCTCTATGCTCCAATCATCGCTAGTTCTATTCTTGCTGGATAGCATACCTAGATGATGATCGCCAATAACATAGCATGACATTAAATCATTGGATGGTAATTCTGGGGCTTTTACATGTGGCGTATACTTAGGCAAATCTTGTGATAACCCTTCAACAAAAGAAAGCATAGCCTGCTGCGTTTCATCTGCCTTTAGGTTGGTCTTAACCCATTGCTGCTTCACCTGACCGTTATCACCATAAAGCGTTGATACGCCTTTAACTATGTGAGAATTTGGAGCTGTATGCAACATATCATGATCTGGAGCATACCCCTGCCGCCCTGCCTTGTCGCGTACAGCCCTCAAGTGCCGTTGCACGTTCCGAACATTAATCCCAAGCGCTTTTGCAGCCTTTGCTTGCGTTCCATGATCAATTAATGCCTGTAATGTTTTTAACTGGCGCTCATTCGCCCACTTTTTCAGCGTTTCATGATCTGTCATGATAAACCCCTGTCCTTTTTAATATTTGCCTTTCCATACTCGCAACTTATCAAAGTCGCCTGACAACATCTTCTTCTTTATAACATCGCCTCGCGCTGGGTCATCCCAAGAAACGCCAGCCTCTTTTAACCAAATGCCAATCAAGTCAGCATCAATACTGCCAATCAGAACAGATTCGCCCATGCGATCAGCACCAGCATCACGCATCATCTTGTTACGCGCGATCATTTCGCTCCAATCATGATGCTTTTTATGAATGATCTTATCACCTTCCGTGATAAATTCTTCGCCAATTTTAGCCATTTTTTACGGCCTTCTTTTTCCTGACAGTTTTAGGAATGGTTTTAATGCGAGAAGAACCGTAGCCCTCGTCCATTTTATTGATCAAATCAACGATGCTTTTATCAACCTCAACCACTTCGCCTTTAAACCGCTTAGTATCGAGAACTATGTCGTGGCATAATACCTCAACCTTTACTTTTACCATGATGCCTCCAGAAACAAAAAAAGGGCCATATAGACCCTTTTATTATAACGATTTAAACAAACTAATCAATTAAGATGTAGTGTTGTCGAATACGCCACCTTGTGCGGCTTCGTTGCGTACAACTAAGGTACACTCAGAAACAACTTGACGCTTTTCGCTATCGCCTGTCTTAGCCAAGGCTTCATTCTTCATCTTACGCAGTTCAGCTACAGCTAGCTTATCCTTTTCGACGATGAATACATCACGGCTACGGTTCTCACGCGCTGGAACAAACTCTACAGAACCCCAAGGAGTCATATAGACATTTAGCAAGTTAGCTACCTTACCGTCAGCAGCGCCAATAGTAGAGCGCTGGTTGTTGTTACCAGCAAAGCCTAGAGCCTTGTCCATTTGGAAAGCTGACAGAATAACCATATCTGGGGAACCGCCACTAGACCAGATTGACTGCATAACAGTGTCAAAACGGGCTTGGGTGAATGCAGTTTGTGTACCATCTGTACGGGCGTTAGAGCCAGTACCGTTAGCATCAGAACCGCCAGAACCAGCAGATGTGTTAGACGTTAAATAAGCAGGCAAGCCAGCCAATTCACGTGCAGTGGTAGCATTACCAGCTACGCGAGCATTATTGTCCATTAAAGCCTTTTCAATGTCTAGCTTTTGCTCTTTACCAACCTTAACAACCTGATAGGCCATTTCTTTACCACGGCCTGCTTTGCTAAGACCAGCGTCAGTGCCAGCGGTCACAACAGCATTTTTAAAGATTTGGGTATAGTTACCCAAACGAGTAGTAGCTGTACGCGCTTCGGCAGCAGTATCATCACCCTCAATGTGGGCGTTAGCAGCAGAGCTACGCAGAGCGTCAGTTTGCCACTCATGGTAAGTGTTAGACGCGCTAACTTTACCAATAGATGACAGTAATGGGGTTTCTTCGGGAGACACATCATAGATAATGTCGCTCAAATCTTCGCGGATACCATTGGCATCATACGAATCAAAAGTATTCGTAGGCTGAGTCATAATATTTTACCTTTTAATCTAAATTAACCATTAAATAACATTTCGGCTGCATCTTTCATGCTGCCTGACTTTTTCAGTTTGGCACGTTGCTGTCTAGCTTGGCTTGCAGCAGTATTTGTAGGCTTTTTAGCACCAGCTTTAATCAGGGGTTTGGCTTTCTTAACCTTGGCATCAACCTTGGTTTTGCCAGCCATTATCTGATCATAAAGCATTGCCTTGTGTAGAGTATTGATAGCTCTTGAGTCAGAAACTTGACCAATTTCTTCTGGCGAATAGCCAACCTTAGAACCGAATTGCACAAGATCACTTTTGAGTTTGGTTGCCTTATCAGCGTCACTAAAATCAGGGATAATCTTTGCTAACTCTACCATTTGCTCTTGCAAGTAGGCTTTTTGAGCCTGTGCTTGCGCCTGCTTCATGGCATTGCCCTGCTTGGCAATTTGCTGCCTCTGTGACTGAAACTTGCCCATGTTCTCTTGAAACTTGGCTTGGGCTTCTATATACCCTAAAGGGTCATCTTGAGCCATAGCCGCAGAAGGTGGAACAGGCTGTTTAACTAAGCCATCAGTGTTTAACTGCTGCATCAAGCTACCTAATTGCTGCTGTTGTTGCTGCAATTGGTTAAAAGCGGTTTCAGCCTGTTTACGGGCCTCCGCTGCTTGCTTCATGCCTTTTTGAATATAAGCCTGTCCAGAATAGTCTCGCTTTAGATCGTCAAGGGTTACTTCAACTTGTTCACCATCTACTTTGATAGTGAAGGTGTCAGGCCCAGCTTGATCGGCTTCCTGTTCTTCTTCTGCTTCATATTCATCCTCGCCAGAATCATCTTCTAGCTCGGCTTCTTCACCACTATCGTCATCGACAGGGGCTTCTTCTGCCTCAGTTTCGTTCAACTCAGGCTCTACAGCCTCAGTTACTACTTCCTCGGCTACTGGCTCACTAGGAGCTAATAGCGCATCTACAGCGCCTTGTACGCTTTGGTCAGTCGTATTATTCACGGTGCTTACCTTTTACGTTTGTCTTTGATCGCCTCGTCAGTTATTACGCTTTGTAGGCGATTCTCAATTTTTTTTAGCGCTAAAACTATATCATGCGCTTCCTCGCGAGCGTTGATATCATCTTTACTAGTATTTATGAATTTATCAACTTGCTCTTTGCGTATTATATCAAATACTTTGATAAAAGTATCATTTCTTAACAAATGTTCAGCGTCATGCTTACTTATCATTGAATATTCCCATTCATATCACGCGGAGCTGCTTGAATTTGACGTACTCGCTCAACATCCACGGCTGTCCCGTATTCGCCTAATATCTTAGCTGCTTGTATAAGTAAATCTTGGGACATTCTATCGCGGTCTAAGTCGTTTGACGCTTGCAAGTCACGATACTTTAATTGCAATTCTGCTAGCTCTTTGCCCTGCTTCTGTTGCATTTCAGCGCCCTTAATTTGCATTTCAGCCTGCATCTTAGTGTTATCCGCTTGCATCTTGGCCTGCATTTTCATTTGATCACCCTGCATCTTAGCCTGCGCCTTGATCTGCTCGGCCTGAATCAATGCTTGAGCCATTGGGTCTCCCTGCTCGCCTTGCTGTGCTTGAGCCTGTTGTTGCTGTGCAATTAACTGCTGCTCAATTTGCTGGGTCATTGGTGCATAATAGCGGTCTGCATTACGAATACCGCCTAAAGATAAAGTATCTGCTAAAGTGTTTCTCATCTGGGTGAGGCTTACTAAGCCATTATTCGGGCCGTATGTCTGCCAGATCATCTGCTGAGTTTGGAAAGTCTGCATTAAGATTGCGGCCTTAGTATCTTCCTGACCTGTTCCTAAACCGACATTCACAGTAACATCCATTTCAGAATCCCATGTAGCAGGGTTAACTGGAATAAAGTTGCCACTCAAACGCATCAAAGTTTCTTCTGGTGAATTTTGAGTCATAATGCGCAAAATCAGCTTAAATAGGCGCTTAAAGCCCGTTTCAGCCAAATTACGTGCCATCACCTCAACCTGACCAGCGCCTTGCTGTGCGGTTAATGCGGCTGCTGTAGCGGTAGTGTTCTGCAAGGCATCTGCATCAAGGCCCATTGAAGCTTTGCTTATACCTGTTTTTTCTTCCACAAGCCTATCTAAATATTGCAGCGCAGGCAGTGTTGTGCCAGCAATAAATGGAACAGTAAGCGGAATGACTGAGCCGCCCTGATCTGAGCGCACAATAGCCCCGATTTCGTTATTTAACACATCTTCCATTTCTACGTTATCTTCAATGACTTCTAACCGTGGGTTATTAGTCAGCGCCACGTTATCAAGAATACCTCTTAAAACACTAGTGGTAGTATCTTGATCGTTCATCACTAACTCAGCGAGTGAGCGACCATAGAACGCGTGTGGCTCTGGGTCAATATGGAAATCTGCAAATGGTGTAATATCCCATTCTTCCATATCTAGGATTTCATAACCTGTACCAGCGCACAAAAACTTATGCAGAGTCGGAATGCCATCACCTTCGGCATCAATGCGCATATAAGCCTCAGTAACAATAACTTCTTGCATTGACGGGTCATTAGAAACTCCATCAGTTGAATCTAAAGACTCACCAAATCGTAATATTTTTTCTTCTTCACCTGAAAGCGTATCATCATCAGTTCCAGCTAAGGCCATTATTTTGTCATAGTCATACCCTTGAGCTACAAGATCACCAGCCCTCATGCTCGTTCTATGTCCACAAATATACGCATCATCAATGCTTTTGGCGTTACTGTCTATAAAAAATTCTTCTGGTGGCACGTTTTCGATTACCAGATCACCTTCTTCTCGGCTGTGTCGCAGCTTTATACTGTGTCTGTTTTGCTCAATATCCATACCGTATTGATCAGCTTCTACAGTCACATCTTGAGTATGCTCAATAATCTCTACATCATCTTCTTGAGCTAGATAAGTCATTTCTTGATCTGTCAAGTTTTCATATGTATGCGTTTCGGCAATAACCGCAGTATCCCACCAAACCTTAACCAAACCAACCTTCTTTACTAAAGCATCGTGTATGGCGTTATTGAGGATGTTGTAGCCTCCGCACTCATTAAACTTCCAGTGCGCATATGTAGTGGCCTGCTCTGCCGCCATGACTTGCTCTTGGTTTCGTGGTGAATACTCGACGAATTTATCATTCGATAAAAATACTCGCATTAAGCTGGGTTTAGCTCCACGAATAACATCGCGTACTTTTGTAGAGACTACCTTAGAACGACCATCTTCATGCTCAAGATTGACTTTTCCATCAAAATACTTCTGGGCATTTTCGCGCTCTCTAGCAATATCGCTGTCAATATAAGCAATCCCAGCCTCTATAGCCGCCTTAATTGCGCTTTGAATATCTTGCTCTGTCATCTGACCCTGTGGCATAGTAAACCCTTATTCTGATAAAGCCTTTCCGCTTTGAGTTGCGGCTGGCGCTGCTGTACCCATTATAACAACATTAGCAACTAATTGCGCTTGGCTGTTGGCTAATTCCTGACCATCCATTGCTTTCATAATCAGACGTAGTGCTATTTGGGCTTCCTTTCCTCGCTTATTTGTTAAGACAGTAGCCAGTTCCTCAAATAATTGTGCTTTTTGGCTTGCTTGCATCTCCTTAGTTGCACCAGTTAACGCCTGCACAACTTTTTGAGTGGCTTGTGCTGGATGGCCTGTCAATAATGTTTGCAATGGCCCTGCGTCAGTCAAATCACCAACCATTTCTTGTACAGCCTGTCTCTGAGCCGTTTTACTGTTAACTGCTACCGCAGCCTGTAGCTCCAAAGCTGCCCGTACTTGTTCAATTTGATCGGACATTTGTTTAGCTTCTTTTGGGCCTAAAATAAATCCCAGCTTTTCTTGGTTGGCCTTAGACGATAGCTCGGAAAGCAGGCGAGAAGCGGCCTTTACATCAACGTCAGGCGAACTAATTGTGGCCTTTACGTTTGCCAGCGTGTCATCAATAAAGTTTCTAACGCCCAATCTAGCTGTTTGCTTTTCAGCATCAGTAGCCTTTACTAATGCGCGAGCAATCTGTTCTCGCGTAGTGCTTGGGCGTAACAGCTTATAACCTAATTCGCCTGCCATTTGCTCACGAATATTATCACCGCCTAGCTGCAATGCTTGCCCATAAGACGGAACAGCTTCAACTAATACATTTCGCAATTGACCAGATATATCACCATAAAACATACTATCAGACGTATCTTGACCCAACGGCCCTTTAGCATCCTCTGCCATGTTGCCTAGCACACGCTTAATATGATCTAACTGAACCATATTAGGCATCTTAGAGAAACTAATACTCCCATCTTCTGCCACAGTAGCCATAACTTGCTCATGACCTAACCCGCTAAACTTCATGCGATCATTAGCTGCCTTGATGGCTTTACTCATCAAATCGTTTGGAATACGCTTAAAGATTTCTTCTATAGCCACACCCTGCGGGGTAGCGTAATCAATAGGCGTGTTATAAGCTATCTTATAAGCCTCACCGCGTTCCTTAGATGTGCGCTTGGCGATTTCTTCTGCTGCCGAAATGCGTCCTTTAGGAGCCGCCCCTAAAGCTTTAGTCATTACTTCGTCAATCTTACCACTAGCCTGAACAGCGCGACCAGTAACAGCTTCCGATACAGTTTGTGTCGCTTTTGGCGATGCTGTAGCTGTAGCATCTAATAGCACCTGTATGGCCTCATTTGCGTCAGCAATCATGCCCTGCTCACCAGCTCTTTGTATGTTACCTATTGCTGATTCTAAGTCACCGCCTCGTCCCATAACATCTTTAATTACTTTGGCTGCTGTGGCGCTAACCCCAAGAGTAGCCTGAATAACACCAAGATCAGATCGCTTAATAAACCCTACTAGATTTGTTACACCCTCACCAATTAGCGGGGCGGCTGAACCAAACGCACCGCCAGTTAGGCCACCAAACGCTGCGCCTGTTTTACCACCTTCTAAGCGTTGGCCTGCTTCTGCTTCGCCAGCGCCATGAACAAATCCCTCGCTAGCACCTAACAGCCCACCAATACCAGCACCTTTTGCCATTTTTCCTGCTCGCGTAACAGAGTCAGCAGACCTAAAACCGCCTCCTAACAATCCTAGTGGGGCGGTACTTGCTATGGCTCCACCTAGCTTTAACGCTTCACTTTCTATAGGGTGTTGAGCTTGCATTGCCTTTGAAGCTGCTTTGGCTTTAGTTCCTAATTCTGGCGAAATGGCTTGCCCAGCTTCGTCAATCCAAGAGCCAGCAAACGGGATACCCTCTGCAAATTTTTGGGCGCGTACTGATACAGGAGCTTGTTCTACAATCTGCTTTTGCATGGATTCAATTCCACGCTGCTTAACTACAGCAGGAGTGCCCGCACCTTCTGCGCCAGATTTAATATCTTTGAGGATAGCTAATACAGTATCTTTATCTGTGGTACTGTACTCGTCTGACTTGTAGCCATAACGCTTCTTGCCACCGGAATTAAAGCTATATATAAAGCCGCCTTTATCATCTTTGGCTACTACTGTATAAGACATTTAGTTGCCCTCTAGGTCTGCAATAGCGTTATCAATCGCGCTCATGGGTGACGTAGGCGCTTTATTAGTAGGGGTGCTTGTATTTAAAAGAGTAGCCCCTGCTCCAGAAATAATTTTAAGCGCGTTTGCTACAGTTTCACGATTTTGGCGCTTTTGAGCAATAACTTGCGAGCTATCGCCTACCTGTGGAAAATACTGCTTATCAGCGCTTGTGAACTCATCTTTACCAATAGCCGCGCCTGACTCTTGACGCAACACAGCGTTAATAAAGTCACGTTTTGCCTGCTCGTATTGCTGGCGCTCTGGACTTTTTGCCCAATTAGCTGCGTCAAAAGGGATTATGCCTAATAATGCCTGCCCAAAATTAGTCCCTTGACCTTCAAGCCCTGCGATAATTTCATTAGCCTGCTTTGCTCGGTCATAAAACCCTGTAGCTTTACCCTGAGACTCAGTTAAGTTAACGGGCTTACCCCCACCTTCTGATATCTGTACAGACCCATCAGCACCTATGCTGACAGATAGGCCTTTCTTAGCGCCACCTTCAAGCATATAACGATTATAGTCAGGAGTACCTTCTTTTAAACCGCCAGCAATAGCCTTTTGGTGCAAGGTTTGAAAAGCTGTAGTCTTATCGTCAGTAGGGCCATGATCTGAATATATGACTGTGCCATCGGACGCGACTAAAGACTTCCCTACTACCTTAACATCTGCCCCTTTCTTTGCTGATGTTATAGCGTCAGCGGGAGATATAATACCAGCCTGTAGCGCCCCAGCAAGCATAGGAAACTTACCACCTAGTAATTTAACTGCCATTTTCCTGCGCTTACTGTCAGCCTCTTGATCTGCTGTTTTTTCACGCTGTTTTTGAATCCCTTCAAGCCTGTCTTTTATAGACTGTTGCAGGCCAGCATTAGGATTTAAAGACATACCAGACAGCCCTTGAGCTAGTCTTAACCTACGCTCAACATCTTCTGGCTGCTGACTACCTATAAAGTCAAATAATCCCATAATAACCTCTATACTGCGCCTAGCATCAAAGAAAGATAATCAAACAATCCTGCTTCCTTGCTAGTGTTAGTGGTTGATGGTTGCGGAGAACCACCTACTGCTTGCAACAAATATTGTAAACTCTGTGCGGGTGAGTCAGTGTAGTTACCAAACTGGCCCTTGGCTGCATCAATGACCGCTTGTTGTATGGCTTGCTGTTGCGCACCTTGTTGCTGCATGTTTTTCTGTATGTCTTGCCCTTGACCAAACCCAAGATTTGACAAATTGCCAAGCTGGGCGGCTGCACTCATGCGATGTTGCGCACCCCCTAGCTGTGCTGCTTGGTTAGCTAGTTGTGCTTGCATAGACTGTGAAGCACCAAACTGGCGAGCCTGATTCATAGCAGCCTGATTAGCTAATTCAGATTGATTCATTGCACCAGCACCAAACTGGCGAGCAGCTTGCAATTGTTGCGATGCCTGCTGGCCTGCTACGTTAGCTGCACTAGCGCCAAATTGACGCGCTTGATTAGTTGCTGCTTGATTCTGTAGAGCGCGTTGCTGTGCAAGTTGGGCGCTTGTAGTCCCAGCTTGTAGATTTGCTGACTGATTAGCCAAATCAGATTGCATACGAGTATTAATATCCTGACCAGCGAGTGTAGTTGCACGATCATAGCCAGCTTGACGCAGCCCACTAGCTGTACGAGCCGCTTGATCTGCATATGCTCGGTTAGTCTCTGCGTCTGCTATACCATGACGAGAACCACCAAACGCTCTTGCTGCTGATGCTTGCGCACCACCTGTTGTACGCGCCATCTGACGAGAACGCTCAATATCAGATAAAGACTGACCAACTACCTGTGACTCATAAGGGTTAAGGTATGCGCTTAAATCTGCGCCTCCAATTTGACCACCCCTAACTTGGTCTGCTGTTAGCACTGGCGCTCTGCCTGTCATTGCTGCGTCATAACCTTCTGAGCCTAACCCTGCCGCTGTAAATCCAGTAGGCCTAGCTTGTACTGCCTGATAGCCTGCCCCGCCCACAGCCATAGGGTTGAAGCCCAGATTACGTGAAGTAGCGCCCACAGCCTGCGTTAACGCTTGACTTGATTGATCAAACACATTTTTTTCTGGCTCCAGAAATAAACTCATTACAATTTCCTCATTTATAATTACGTGCGACCAAATCGAATGGGGTTGCCGCTACTATCAGTAATAACACTACCTGTGCCACTACCTACTGTACCACTAGAGCTTCCACCACCTGTAGCCCTGCCGCCTCCACTATTCGTGCTTGTTCTTACAACAGGGGCTTGGCTTGGGTCAACGATATTCCAATATTGTGATAATTCAGCTTGATTTGCTGTTCCATTTTTAACTGCATCATGCAATCCAGCAGCTACTTTCTGCTCATTTGTTAAAGCATTCCAGCTCTTGCCATATAACTCATTAGCTGCTGTATTTTCAAACAGGCTAAACTCAGGCTGCGGTGTTACGACTTGATCTAAAAGACCATCAGTGCTTTGCGTATTAGTTGATAAATGATGACCATTTTCACGAGCTTTTCTCATGTACTCTATAGAATCAAAGATATCAAGTGAACCATCATTATTTATATCGAATGCCATATCTTTAGGAGTCTTACCGACAATCATTTCTGCAATACTAGCTCCTATATCAGCAAAATTAGCCGTAGAGCTGTAATCCTCAACAGGCACATCACTCGTATTGCCAATTAACGGTTGGCCTGTTAGTCCTGACACAACCGACCCTGCCAGACCTGTATTTATCAAGCCAGCAGGCATGTTCGCTAACGCCTCTGCCTCAGTCATAGTACCGCCCTGAATATTATTAACGATGGCTTCTTCCTGTGGGTTATAACCATTGCGTAATACATCTCTAGCATCAGACATGCTTATAACACCATCTTTATTAACATCATAGGCCATATCATGAGGCCTTGCGTCTACAATCATTTCACTGATGAGTTGAGCTATATCCGCATCAGATTGGGCTGGCTCACCCCAGCCTTCGGTATCAGTGTCCATAGCTACTTCATGTTCCTCTGGGCTGATATAAGAAATGCCATCACCGCCACTATACGGATAAGTGGTAGCTTCCAGAGTTAAATCTTCCTCATCAGCCATTGGGAATGTGTAATCAGGCATAGCGGAAACTATATCATTGACACTTGGCCCACCATAGGTATAACTGGGTATACCTCCTACTGCATCAATTACACCTTGCGTTGTAGCAAAATCGCCAAAGCTATATTCATCACCTAAAACAGAAGCTATGTCA